TTATTGAACCACGTCTCTGAAACCGGTCCCGCAAATCTTCGCAGGGGTGTTCAGGCTCTTGGAGATATGATAGATGATCCAAATCGGATGCAAATCATTCGTACTGTTTTGGATCCGGCAGACTTCAACATGATCAATGATTATATGTTGTGGAATCGTGCAAGGAACATGACAGAGCAAGGAGGACGGCTTCAACCTGACCAGCTTGCAAACTCTGTTATGCGCGCGACCAGGGCAAGGTGGGTCGTTGACGCAATGGTTGGAAGCGCGCCTGTTCAAAACTTCCTTGGAACTGCTGCTCGACTTCCACAGACATTTGCAGGTCTGAAGCCAAACATTACTGTTCCACAAGCAAATGCGTTGGCCAGAAACTCCAACATGTCATTGGTTCAGTTCAATAAAACATGGGATGATTTGTATCAAAAATCTGAAGATGCAAAAGCAAGCCTTCCAGAAGACAAGCAAAATGTGTTTGAGGATTCTCTTGGTGTTCCAAAAAGGCCAACCAAATGAGTGAATTCGTTGCTGACCCATTCGTTGCTCCAATGCAATCGCTTGATCCTAATCGTAGGATCAGGCAGTCGCTTGTTTCTCGTCGCAATAGGATGAAAAAGAAAATCTACAACTATTCAGACAAAGGATTTCCAAAAATCAAGCCATGACCTCTCTCTCAAAAAAAGGTAACACCTATCAAGGAAAGAAGGTGTCGCTCAACAAACCGTTCTACACTCCTGGCGAGCGCAAGAAGAGCGCGGTGTACGTGAAGAACGATAATGGCAATGTTGTTAAGGTAAGGTTCGGTGACCCGGATATGACCATCAAAAAGAACAATCCCGGTCGCAGAAAGAATTTTCGCGCGCGACACAACTGCGATACTGCGAAGGACAAGACAACGCCTAAATTTTGGTCGTGCGCCGCATGGGGGGTTGCGCTCCTTGGTACTTCCTCTATCTTGTCGATGTGCGAACTATTGAATCAAGCCATCAGCATGTAAAAGTCGGAAGATGGAGGGCGTTTGACCTGAAATGCGATGTATGCAAAATCTCAAAATTGGTCCGAGTTGATGTCGTAAGAAGACTTGATAAAGAATCAAGACCTTGGAAATGCGTTCACTGCGTTTCGTCTAATCACCTTTTAACGATTTCGACAAAGCACGGAAAATATGGTTCTGGATCTTATCGATCGTGGTGCAAAATGAAAGACAGGTGCTTGAATCCAAAGCATGTTCACTCAAAGAACTACCTGCAAAGGGGAATTGGAGTTTGCGAAAAATGGATGTCTTTCATTGGTTTTTACGAAGACATGAGCGATAGACCTGTTGGATACAGTTTGGATCGAATCGATAATTACAAAGGATACTTTAAAGAAAATTGCCGCTGGATACCGTTGAACGATCAGGCTAAAAATCGCAGAGACAGCAAGAAGCCATACACTCCTCCTTTTCGTCAGTAACAACTTATTGTACATTTTATGGATAAAATGAAACTTGGTGGTGGAGGCCGATTTGAAAAACTGGTTGGTCAGCTTGAGAAGAAGGGTGTGAAAGACCCTGCTGCTCTCGCCGCATCAATCGGTCGCAAAAAATTATCAAAATCTAAATTTCAGTCTCTTTCCGCCAAAGGTCGTCGGCGAGCGATGAGAGAAGCGTCCTGAACGCAAGCTCTGCGGTTGCTGGGACTACACCGTTCCCGCAGAGGCGGAGTTCGTCAGTACGATTTCCTTTTGAGGATGCTTCGATATAGCACCCGTTCTCCCAAACCTTTTGGTTAAGAGTGGATCTCCATACTTCTTCCATCTCTGGTAGTGCATCAGACAAAATCCATGCCCGCTCGCTGGCTTCCCGCAAACCTTGCAAGATGCCTTCTGCTTCCATGGCTGTTTGCCCTCTTTCCAGTGCAATTTCGTATGACAACTGGCACAAAGCGTAACCAAGTTCTCGCTTGAGTTGTTCAATGGGTTCCTGTCCTTGTGATGGATTCCAACAAGATTCGTACACCCACATTCCTGACAGACCCCAGCCTTGAGCTTGGCGGCCCGTTTGTAAGCACCAGACAAAGTAACAGATTCTTTGAGTGAATGAATCCAGCCGCATTCCTGAGAGCAGTATTTTCTCCGCAAGAAAACGCTGAAGTCCTCCAGTCTCCCATTGAATCGCCTCCTTTGAAGCCTGTACCCACACTTCAAGCAGTATTTTTCTGGCTCTTGCTTTTTCGGATAAGCTCTCATTGGCACGCACACTATCCCCATAAGCACTCAGTGTCAAGGCTTCACCCAAAGCGCCGGCAGATTCATCAGCACGCAAACCCAGCGGGGGTTCAGCTTGCCGTTTGACTGCGTTTGAAGATTCTGCGCTCCATCTTTGTTTGGTGACTGCCCCACTCCTGTTGAACAGTTTGCATGAGGAGTCGCCCACTTTTTCGATGTCGCACCCACTTGATTCTGGAGATAAATCTGCTGGCTGTGCGCTTGGTTCTTCTCCTCCGCTACGGATGGCGTTCTCCACTGCGTGACTTGTTGATCCATGATCGTTGCCTGAGCCAGACTTGGTTGTTTCGGAGTGCCGTCCTCCTTCTTCCAACTGTTCTGACTGAAGCTTCCGCCCTGACGTCCCCCTTGAGATGCTTCCGGTGTCGGCCAGTATTTCACCTCCTTCTCCACCATCTCTACTTGCTGATTGATGGTTTGAGATTGTAGCACTAGGCGACCATCCGGTTGTAGCCTGTACGCCCTCTCTCCGGGTTTCGCTGGTTGACCGTCTTTCGTGAATAACGTCTCCACCCTGGCTCCAGCCTCGTTGGCTGATGGCGTTCTCCATTGAGATGACAACTCTGGGCGGTTCCCATGAGTGTTGTGGGATTGATGGACGACTCGGCCAAGAAGTCCGTTCATTGGTACGTTCTGACAAGATTGAGCAGTTCCATCTTTCCAATCCCTCGTCGTTGCGGTGGGCCAAGATGAAGACTCGTTTGCGTTGATGAGGCGCGCCGACTTCAGCCGCGCTGAATATGCCCCACGTTGTTCTGTAACCCATTCTTCCCAAGTCTTCGATGACGTTGGACAACCCCAACGAGATATGTCATTCGACATTTTCAAAGAAACAGATACTTGGTCGCATTGAAGCAATTCCATCTGCAATCCAAGGCCATAAATGTCTTGGGTCATCTTTTCCGGCTCGCTTGCCTGCTGAACTGAACGGCTGGCATGGGTAACCTCCAGTAAGGATATCCACTCGGTCGCGAAACGACTCCCAAGGGAAGGTTTTAAGATCCGGCCAGATAGGTGCCGGGTCCATGAGTCCCGCTTCCATTTTTGCAACCAGGTTCGCAATGGCAAACGCTTCGATCTCACAAAGAGCGATTGTTCTAAGATTCGGGATGACTCGTTTAAGTCCAAGCTCAATGCCTCCGTATCCAGCGCACAAGCCAACGTGTGTAATTGTTTTGGTAGAATCCATGTCATTGTGATGATTGTTAATACTTACTAGACTTTCCTTTCCAAGATTTCTTGCCAGCGGCTTTATCCACCTTGAAGACCTCAGGTGGAGCGTAGTCCCAGGACACGGTTCCAACTCCTCGCTGGATTATGATTGATCCGCACTTGTTCCCTTCTTTGTCCTTCATCCCGGATCGCTCCGACCTCTTCGCCATCCCAAGAACAAATCTCCGAGGATGATTGAACCCGATCTCCTTCATCACGATGACTTCTCGCGCCCAATTGGTCAGGTCGGATGAACCAAATCCAGAGTAGGCCATGTCTGCCACGCTCTCGGGTTTCTCGTCCTTGCCCTTTGGCTTGGGGAAGTGATGCACCAAGACGATTACCACCCCTGTCTCGATCATGATCGGCTGAAGCAGATGGCGGGTGAAGTTCGCGCATACCTCGATGTCCGCAGGATTCCCACCCATGTACGACAACAACGGATCGACGTACACGATGTCCACCTTGGTCTTCCTGATCATCCTACGGAGCATTGTGGCGAAGTCTGCGCCTGTCCGCACCGTCTCGCGAAAGAACAGCATGTCGGCGCTCTTCAATCCATCGACCCAGTTATGGGTACCAAACACCGACTGCGCCGCTCCCTTGAGGCTGTCATGCTGGTCCGCGATGTCGTTCTCAGCCTGCACGAATGCGACCTTCAACCGCCGCACAGGTTGCACGCCAAACCAATCCGAACCAATGGCCCACTTCAGTCCTTGGTAGAACACCATCGAGCTTTTGCCGCAACCGCTCTGTCCGACGAACAGGAGCGATGAACCACGCCTAAGCCATCGATCCCCTATGAGATTGTCAGGGTCGTTCTCCGGGTCGTAATCGAGGATGCTCTGGAGCGTGAACTCCTGGGGCATGTCCTGAGACTCCAAGTAGTCGGTGAACGCTTCCCAAGTGATCGACCCTACATTGATGGCCAACAACTTCTGCTCCTTGCCATCACGCATCGCGCCGGCAAGACGAGAGAACCGACTCGCGTTCTTGTTCTTCGGGTCGATGCCAATGGCTTCAAGGTGTCGATAAACGATGTCTCGACGCTCTGTCCATTCCGCTTTGTCCGCTGCATCGACCCGTACCCATCCATGCAGGCTCTTGCCGCCTGAATCGATTACCGCGGACATCGGCAACTTGGATTCGCTGAGAGCGGTCCATTGTTCGTCCTTGGACTTCTCGTCCATCTCAACAAGGACATGGCGATACGCTGAGACGCCAGAATCGGATCCGCTCTCGTCGCTGCATGGATTGACGCGGATATAGGAGCCGCGGCTCTCTTGGCTTGTCCACATCGAACTGATGGGATCCGTGAAGTGCTTGGATATCCATTTGTCGCGAGTCAAGAACGTACCCTTCGACGCCGGCCTTCCATTGCCAGCCTCGTCGCAGATGATGTCGTTGCAGATGCAGACCACTTCATCCGGTTCAAAACACGCCTTGAGGAAGTCAGCGATGGAGAATCGCGTTGCAGGAACCGGAACCGGTTGCGTCGGTTTTTTGACGATGAACTTGCCGGTGGTCGATACAGGCGTGCCGCTCTGCGCGGACAAGAGCCATCCTCTCGGCTTATCGTGTGCCACCTTCGACGCTTCGACTAGCTTGTGGGCCAGTTCGTGCGGTTTCCACGGCGGAACGCATTTTGCGTTGTACTCGTTGAACAACGCTTCCGCGTCTCCATGAGATAGCTCAAAGCCATGCACCAGCGATGTGGCGACGGCGAAAGTCGCTCCATGACCGTTCTGCCCGGTGACGGCTCCAGGGGTGTTCCTCAACCACGCTCTCGCGCGGTCCACATTTGATTGATTCATTCGATTCCAAGTTGTTTGCGCGCTAGTTCTCCGCTTTTGCCAAGATCGGTCTTGGCTATCTCTCGAAGAACAGAATTTGATTTCTCCAGCTTTCCGAAAAGGAGAGCAAGCTCTTTGGGTGTCATCAGGTACTTGCTCCAATGATGTATGCGTATGGAGCGCGTCTGAAACTTCGCAAAGAGCTTGCTCTGTGCATCTATGTATAGATCAGGGTGTCGCATCTATCGGAACGAACCTTGATTTGAACCTGTCACTAGTGGTGACGTGTATCTTTCGTTTTCCATCTTGGATATAAGCCACGCCGGGCCACTTGGTCTCGCCTATCAGTATCTCCACATCATCTGATATTAGTTCAACTTCTACTGCGCTGTTTGCTATGTTCCTGAATTTCATCGTCATCGAGATGGGAAATCGCGTCCGTAGAACAGGTGCCATCAGCGTCTTGCTTTGGCTTCGGCCTGCTCATCCAGCCGCGAATGATCGCATAGTCGATAAGTTTGGGTGCATCTTTCAAGAACTGTCGATGGGAGATATCGTTTTTCATTTTGTTGTTTTTAGCGACCACCGCCGAGAGCGTGGTGAAGGATGAGCAATGCGTCTGAATTCTTGAGCGTCACGTCGAGATGTGGATACACTGGTCGCACACGATTTCCGTCCACCAAGACCAAGTGGTTCCTGCCAGATCTTCGGCTCGACCCGATGCAGTCCGTATCCTTGAGAGTACGCTAGTCCTTGGACGATACCGTAGTTCTCATGCAGGGTCGCCACGCTCGCAGCAGGCGTCAGCTTGCACACGAACTTTGGAACCTTCTCCACCCAGAACTGAGATTCCGCCATCTTGAATCCGATAAGGATCTGATGGATGTCGGGCAATGATTCAGGCATCGCCATCAGGATGATTCCGTCCGGGGTGTTGATGGCAAATCCTCCACCGACACCTGGATCACACGCTACAATTTGTTTTTTCATTCGCTCCTTTTAGAAACACAGCACCGTGACGTTTTCCGCCGCGATACGTACCGCACTTTTTGTATCTCCACCTTCTGTCCATTTCTCAACTTTGACCCGGCCTTTGACGCGCACCAACGCGCCGTTACCGATATCAAGAATCTTTTCTGCGACCTGACCCCATGACGACAACTCGAACTCGTCGTAGTCTTCATGAAACCGGCCTTCGATATCAGTCCAGTGACGAGCAATCGAGATGGATCTCCTGACCATCAATGCCCCTGTCTTTGTCTCTGTCTTTCGACTGATTGCTCGTAGCTCGCCGATCAAGTAAACCACGTTCTCGGTTGGTGTCGCGGTTGTTTCGTTCGTCGTTGATTCGCTCATTTTGTAATAAATATACAGCCAAGTTCACGGTAGCTCTTCATCCTCTTCTTAGCATGGAACGCTCCGATAGGATGGAACTTGTCCGAAAAGTCCAC